CTCCAAGAAGTTTTAGTTTTACCATCAACCATATCTTCTACTCTTTTAATAAATTCACCAACTTCTGAATGCATTGGTGTGGTGTTAGCAGTAAAGGGAGGAATCTGTAAAAGTTCTGCAACTTTATCGGCAGTGGTATAATATCCTCTACCTGCTGAGTAATCAGGATTAATTGTGGTGGTGTCTGAAGGTGATTTATATGTCATGATTAAACCTCAACTTCATGTCTATCTATTTCTTGAATCGCCTTTTTAAGTTTTTCAAATCTACCATTTATAAAATTAAGATAGAAAGATAAATCCATTTTAGATTGTTCACCTCTATATTCCTCTCCCTCATCTAAAGTTTGTCCAGCCCCCACAACTTTAGTACCTGCAAATTTTTCTCCTTCTTTCTTTTCTTTAGTTTTTTTAGTGGCTCTCGCTACATTAGTATCAGTTAAGTCTTTACCTAAAATAGCAGGTCTTAATTTAGCGACTGGTTGTAATCTAATTTTAACTCCAGTTAGTTTACCGCTTGTTAGATTTAAACCGATTGTATCACCTTTCTTTAATAAAATGTCATATAGAATAGTAGGATTACTATATGCAACTACCCAACTACTTCCTTTTTCTGAATCTTTTTTAGCATCTACTATGGCTTGCATTGCGGCCATCTCATCTACTATTTTATCTTCCTTTTTTACTTCTTTACCATATTTATCGTATTGAGTTTGTAATTCCGCTTCACCTATTTTGGTTTCTTTAGCCTCTAAATCCATCCCTCTAAAATCTTCTAATATATCTTCTGCTTCTTCAGCATCATCATCTTGTATATCTTCTTCAAGAGATATTTTTCCCATACCCTCTATTATTTTATAAAAATTATCTGCTATCCACTTTCCGATTTCTTTTATACTCTCGCTCTTTACTTTATCGGCTGTTATTTTTTTTCTCATAGCATAAGTTTCTCTTAAATTTTTAGCCTCATCAGATTGACTAGTACCCGCTATCTTTCCTAATTGTTGAATATCTACTGGAATAGAACCAACCATTTGAGCATCCGCAGTTTTAGTGCTTATCTTTCTAGCAGATTCTTTATAGGGTATTTTTTTAACTGCATCTCCGCCTAATCTATTGGTTAAAATTTTGACCTTAGACATCGGGTGTTGTGCTTCTAATGCTGGAGCCTTGAAAGTAAAAGAAACTTTATTTTTATCTACTTTTCTTATTGTAAGGGCAACTCCATATTCATTTACATATACATTTTCATATGCAACGTCTTTACTACCCTTTGGCTTCCAAGTACCTTTAAATCTCTCTATAAATTCTTTTTGAGAAATAAGGTCGTAAGCCTTTTCATATTTACTTCTTCTTTCTGCTGTGGCTAAACCCCCAACAACTTCTCCTAATTGACTAACTTTTTTATCATCAATTTCAACTTTCTTAGTTTTGATTTCTTTAACTTTATAATCTTTAGGAAAATCATTCCAAAAAGATTCTTGAGTAACATTGAAACCTGTAGTAGAATCAAAATACTTTTTCTCAGTAATGGTTTCTCCTATACTTAAATTACCTAACTCATCTAACGCTTTTGTCGAAAAGTCCTTTAATTGTTTACGAGTATTTTCATCATATTTTTTATCTTTTATTTTAGGGTGTGTAGAGTCATCAAATTCATCGTCCATATTTTTAATAAGTCTAGGCAATTCATCTAAATTACCTCTGTCTTCATCGTTAAGAATAAAAACGTAATCTCTAAAATCTTCTAAAAAGGGATTGGTTTTATTATCTGTAGATTTTGTATTGACATTAGATTGTTTAGATGCCCACACATAATCCATACTTAATCACCTCAAGCCAACCATTTAGCCCATGCCGCACCTTTCTGTATCATCTTACCTAAACCTAAACCTGCACTTGGAGGGGTATAACTCGCTTGGCCTGTTTGTGGGTCTATCCAATATGGATTGTTATAGTTATCATAACCTGCTGGTGGAACTGGATAACCTGATTGGTTTGTCATTGCCGCTTGACCCATTGCCATATTTTGATTCATTGCACCAGTAGAAGGTTGTCCCGCAATATTATTAGGAACTTGATTATTTACCATTCCTTGATTAGCGGGCATTCCTTGACCTGCTGGTGAACCCCCATCGCCAAAGCCTTGTGCTTCTAAATATTGACTCTTAGCCATTTGTCTTTGATAAACAACTTCTTGATTTATAGACGCTCCTAATATTTGTTGTATATCTAATTGAATATTTTCTTCTGTTATTCTTTCATATTCAGCAAGACACATTTTCTCTAACTTAATATCTCCTTGAGTTGCTTCTAATTTGAAGTGTAACTTAGTTAACATCTTACTCATAACCCTTTCAATAACATCTTCTAATAATTTTTCATACGCTGAAAAGAACGCTTCACCATGATAAAGTAAAAACTCTTCTACATGATTATCTTGTAATGTTAAAAGATTATTCATTGCTTTAAAGTTATCATTATTATGTTGATTCATTTGTGATGCTAATGCACCATTACTCGTTCCTAATATTCCCATTATTCTTCACCTACCAGTTCATCTATTTGTCCTATTTTTCCTTTTAATTCTATGAGTAATTCTACTAACTTTTGTTCTGCTGTTGTCGTGTCCGCTTGTGGGGGTGTAATTTGCCAACCCTTAGAGGTTAATGAAATTATATCTCCCTGTGACAAAGCGACCAATGGCCCTCTATTCATAATTTGTGGAACTTTTGGTTTAGGAATATACTTTTTAAACTCTAATCCATGCTTTTCAGCAATAACTTGTTGCTCTATCATTTCTAATTGTTTATGCATAGAAGCATGTCTAGGACAATAAGTTCCTCTTAATGGTCTACCCTTTGTTACACCAGTTAAAGGAATAGGAGGTCTAAGATTATCTCCCGCTTCCCATATATGATGCGCCCCACAAACCACACATCTATCTCTAATGTTAAATTTATACCCATATTTAAAAATAAATCTTTTCTTTTCAGGTTTTAAAACTGTAAGTAATTCTTTTAATTGCTTCTTTAATGTAAAAGTCTTAAACTCATAATTTATAATTGGCCCTGCATTCCTAGCATTACTACTAATTTTTAAAGGGTTAATCATTGTATTATTACTTCCTATTATGTTTGGTGTATATATGCTTGTCATTCTATCAATACTCCTTTACCATTGTCATTATTCCTCTGTAGACCATTTCTGGGTCGGACTTCGCAGACACGATGTATTTGAAACATGGTATTCCTCTATCCTGTAATCGTTGCATTCCGAGTTTGAACGGTTCAAAAATGGGATGTTTGTCGATGGACCCGTTGTGTTCATATTTATCCTTCCATAAATCAAATTTGTTCGCCCATATTCCTACTGCGATTGGGAAATCCTTATCCTTCTTCTTTTTAGACTTACCCTTTGGTAATCTCCAATATTCATCACATATAACATCTACCAAGTATTTCCAAGATAGTTGATGTTCTAAATTATATGCTTCTGATAAATGCCTATCATCTATCATAAAAATAATATATTTTACTTTACGCTTTTTCATATCCTTTTTCCATTCTTCCCAATAATATGTTTGGCCGCCTACATCAGCAGTTTTAATTGTCCTAGAATCTTTATCTATTTTTACAACTTTTCTTGTTGCCCTTCTCAACCCTACAGTTCTATCTCTAATAACTGGAACTTCTCCCCTAGTTCTCAGTTGACTATGTAATGTAGTTTTACCTACTTTACTAGCACCATATACTCCAAAGTTAAGAGCATGAATTCTTCTATAAAATGCCGCCGCCGCTTCAGCAGTTATAATTGCAAATCCTGTGAGTAATGTAGCCACATTAAACCCACCTAGAATATATCCTTAAAACTATTAATGGTCATTCTAAGTAAATCTAATCCGAAGTGACATAAAACATTACCTATTATAAAAGCAGAAACACCTACAATTGTTCCCCAAATCCATGCTCTCAATTTTAAAAAGAATACATCTGCTGAATGCGCTCTTGATAAATCATAAGCCAAAGACTGTTCATCTACTCCTAAGAGTCTATCTAACAAAGGTAATCACCCTCACTCTAATGCCTTTAGAAACGCTTCAGGAACTTCTTCATAACCTTGTGGTGTCCCTTGATAATAAGTCAAATTTCTTTGAGCCATTGAATCTTTGATTTTCTTTCTTTGGGCTTCATCTCTTGCTTTCTTTTCCCAATAAAGGTCAATCTTTCTATTCAGTAACCACATTTCAAATCGCTCATTAACTACCATATCAAATAATGATTTTTGTAACATAATAACGCCTACTGTAATTAGGCTGAATAATACCGCATGTGTAAAGGCAGTAAATGGTAATTCAGCACCATAAACTGAATAGAAATAAACATTCATTCCAGCCATTGCACCTACATACATTATTGTCATTATTAGTCTTGTATCTTTATCTATTGCCGCCATCTATAACCCTCAATTAAACTCAACTGTGAAAGCCGCACCACTAGAACCAGTCAAATAAGTTATATCTGCATAAAGCCCCACTTTAAATAAAACACCATGCAAATCTGCTTCTGCGTATCTTGCATCTCCACTAGCCGCTTTTTCAAGTGCTAAAAAACCTACAAGATTACTTGCCGCAATATCACCTGAATCATCAACATCATAAAGTTCTATTGTTGCAGATGCCGCACCCGCAACAATCCCATGAATACTGATAACTTTACCTTGTCCTTTCAAAATTTGCGTGTCGGCAGTTAGTCTACCGCTACTTCTACATCCACCTATTCCAGTCATGCTTTTCTTCCTCGTTAAAGGGTGCTAATTACTTAAAGGGTATAAAATTACTCATCAGAACTTTCTTCTTCTGCTGGTTCTTCTACCTTCTTTTCTTCAACAATTTTAGGTTTTGTTAGAGTACTTTTTACTTTAGATGCTACGGATTTTCTAGGTAGTAATGTAGTTTTTACTGATTTTACATCACAATTTAGTTTCTCCCCCATTTCTACTAATAGTTCTTCGGGTAAATCTTTAAAGTCTGCCTCGGTAAATTGTACAAGAAAGTTAGGTTCTTTCATATACATAACACCAATTTGTGTACTTACTTCTTGTGCTGGTTCACCCGCTACAAAGGTTATATTTTGAAAGACAAAGGAACTTATAGCATTCCTTTCATCTTGTTCCTCTTTAGAGAGTAATGATACTTTAGCCAAGGATATCACCTTAGATTAAACCATATACCCTAACTCTTACTGCACAAGTTGGGTCACCATCATCTGCTACTGTCGCATTAGTGCCGTCTAAACTTGTAAAGATAAGAGCAAGAGAAGTTGCCGATTCATAAGCCCCTGCCGCACTTGCTTCGATAAAAGGTAATCTAGTGTTTCCACCTTCTGTTCCTGTAATACAAGCCGCAGTTATTGTCGTTAAGCCAAATTCACTAGCGGGAATTACAGCCCCCGCCGCTACATGGGATGTTACATCTATTACCGCATCGACAAAGTATTCATCTCCTGAAACTCTAGGAGCAGTTGTACCTTTGTGGTCTGCTAATATTGCTACTGTAAACGCTAAAGCCAATCAAATCACCTCATTTTAGGTTGGTGATTTTTCCTTGTCCTCTAAAGAAAGTACAACCAGTTTCACCCATTGTTCTGTAAAGTCCTCTGTTTCCAAGCACACCAACACCGAATGGGTTTCCATGATTGATACCATCTTCGAAGTATTGGGTTGGCTTCATAGTTGCAAACCATAAGTGGTTAGTGTCTAATAATAACATATCAGATAAACCGCTTGATGCTGAACCAGTCTTAGGCATATCCTTACAAGGAATTAGTGGAATGTCGTAGTATGTTGCTACTCTGAATCCGACTTCTTGACCTTTTACACCTTTTACACCGTTATGTGTAGGTATGATTTCTTTAGCATCCATGAATCTTTCTTGACTTTGTAGCAAGTCAGATAATGCTTGGATTGTATCATATCCTGTTAAGATAACATTTGGAGTTCCACCGTTCAATCGTAGGTTTTGGATAACATCGTTAATTATACTTAATGTTAAAACTCTACCTGCTGTTGCATATGATGAACCGTAGTTAACTACTGCATCCATGAATGATGCTCCACTTGCTCTTGATGTGTTACCATAAAGAGTTGTTACATCTGCATCAAGTTCTGAAATTTGTGTAGAGACAGATGAAAGCCTATCAAGTTCACCACCAGCATCAGCCACTTCATCGTTATTACTAACAATCTTCAATAGAGAAGTATAGTTTTCACGAATTCTTCCGCTTGAAGTATCTGCTCCAAGTGTATCATAGTTTTCAAGAGGCATTACTAGCATAACTGATTGAGATTCTGCATGGAATTTACCCATATCTTCACGAATAAGTTTTCTAATATCTCCAACACCGTCATCAATCTTTGCCATTTCTGCCGCTAATTCACTGTAGTCAAACATGTGAGCAACAATTTTTGGATTCATGTATAGAGTTGTATATTCAGGAGCCAATGCTTTTAGTTGTGTACTGTCTAATGCTTCATTTTCTCCAACACCACCAATTAAGTCACCATCAGGACTTGCCGCACCTTGAGCGCCAGTTCCAGTTGTAGCACCGACAGAGAAAGCCGCCGCTGAACCACCTTGAGGTCTGTTAGTCATTACTCTCCATCCACTTGATGTGTATGGTCTTTTAGGTAGAATTGATAATGGATTAATTTCTTGGTTAATCATTGACCAAACTTTTTGTCCATATACTATGTTGTAAAGTGCAGTTAGATTATTACCTGCTGTACCGTTCAAAGTTAATGCTGTGTCACTAGAACCAGTAAATCCACTGTTAATAGAACCAACAACACCAGCACTTTTCAACAATCCATTTCCTGTACCACCTATGTTACCATAAGTAGCCGCTTCTAAATCTTTCATTGTGTTTATGTATTTTGTCATTTTATTCACGTCCTTTAAATTTGGCCCTCAAGCCTTTCAACTAGAGCATTTATGTCGCTCCAATCCATTTTAGCGATTTCATCACTTGATGGAATATTAAGTTCTGCAACTACTTCTTCTTGTTTCCTAATTACAGTTTGTTTTTCTTCTTTTAATGATTTTAAAAGAGAACTGAATTGTTCTTTTAATTCTGCTACTTCTGCTTTAGCATCATAGTTAGCCTTTTCAATTTCTTGTGTTTTAGCAACCATTTCAGAATCAAATCTTGCTTGGAAGTTGTTTCTTACTGAATCGTAAGCCGCTTTTTCCAATTGTTCTGCTTTGAATTCTGCATAAGCCTTTTCTAAGTTTTCAGGAGATAAGTCTAATGTAGATTGTTCATCAAACTTAGCCACGAAATTAGGCTTTAATTGAGGATGAGGGTCATCCACATATCCACCAGCATTTCCAGCATCTATATGTCCTGTAGCCAAATCAGGTCTTGATTTTGCTTCCATTTCATCATCAGCCTTTTCTTCATCCATAGCCTTTTCTTCCATTTCGCCCATAGCCTTTTCTGAATGCATTCCTTTTTCATCCATAGCCTTTTCTTCAGGCATATTAGGATTCATCTTATCTTCCTCTGTTTCCATATATTCCATATTCTCTTCTTGTGTCATGTCTTTTCCACCTTCCGATAAGCCAACATTTTTCACTATGTTCTTTATATTGTTTTCTATGGTTTCTTGATTTTCTCCCCTTATTTGCCCTTTGTTAATATTGTCCAAAGTGTTATTTAATTCTTGCAATGCTTTTTCTATATCATTCATTTTATCACCTTTTTCCATTTTTAATATGTCAAACTTTGCTTCGGGGTTAATCCCCTTTTCACAAATTGTAACTTCATGGAGTTCTAATTTGGAGATTTCATTATACTCTCCATATTCTTTATGAGTTTTTTTCTGCTTTTCTAAGGCTTGACCACCAATACTGAAAGAGCGTAAAGAACCATCTCTGATTTCTCTACCCACCTCTTTAGCCTTTTCAATATCTTCTCTCATCTTAATAACTACAAAAAACCCAACATCATCCACTTGAGTTTTCCATAGTTTTCCAGTTTTGTCTCTATAACTTGGAATGACTTCACCAACTTGAACATTAGAATGGTTTGTCATTACATTTCTAAATTTGGTAATTTTCATATATTTACCAACCGCTTCATTCAAAGCCTCTAAAGTAATTAAATCGTTTTGTTTATCTACCATTTCTATTGAAGCATATCCGCCGATTACTAAATCTTTAGATTTTAAAATGCTAAAAGAATCATGTCTAATTGGGCTAATAGTTTTCAATACAGCACTAGCACTCATGGCTTTCGCTTTATGAGAGAACTATATTAACTATTCCTCTAAAATCAACTTAGCGTTTTTATCTTCTCTAATATCCCAAACCCCTTCATCTGATTTAGGGTCAACTGGTTCTGTTTCAAGCCCAGTCCAAGCAAGCCACATTTCTTTACCCTTGACTGGTATTACTCTAACATGGAATTTAGTTTCGAATTTATTCCCTTTTAGGAAGTATTCATGATAACCATCCCTTTGAACCCCTAACTCTACTTTACCTGAATCGACTAACTTTCCTTTTCTAAATTTCTTTTCTACTTGGGCGGCAAATTTTTCAGACTTACCGAATAAAGAAAAAATATCATCTTCTTCATCTATATCTATTTCCCACCCAATCAACTCTTTATCTAATTTAAACATAATAGATAGGTTATTATTATCTTTACGATATATTTTGAATTCTCCTTTTCTATACTTATCAGGAGTTTCATATTTGGCAATTATATTATCTGTGTCTGAAAAAGCATCTTTTTCTTTATTATAGATGAACACGTCTTGTGTTTTCATCCAATCTTTCAATTGTTTAGACGAAGATTCAAATACATTGCTAAAAATTTTCATATGATTTTTAGTTACATACTCTTCTATTTCTTTGTAAGGAACTTCATCATTTTTATTTCTTAATAAATTCTTAAGAGTAATTCTTAATTCAGAAGTTTGAGTCTTTATCATTTCTTGTATTTCAGTTTTCCAAACGTCAATATCAAGAGATGCGTTCTTAGCCATCAAGTTATTTTCTTCAAATGTATAGAAAGTATATCCATCTAAATCTGATTTAAGAATAACAGTTGCTTCTCCATGAATAGTATCAGTTATTGAATAACCTTTCTCTAATGCTTTAATATCATAATTAAGAGACTTTTTAGTATCTTTAGATAAAAGGTCTAAAGTAATTAGTTTTTCTGGAAGTTCTACTTCAGGAATTTCTATAACCTTAGCAGAATAAACCTTGTAAGCGCCATTCTTATCTTTCTTAACTTCATCAATCTTAACTCTAACTATTTTACCAACATCTACATCTATTTTAGTATTAAGAGATTTACCAACATTAAGATACTTTTTATCATTAATAGTTTTAACATCTTTAAATTCTTCTTCCCCTAAAGGACCAGCACCTAAAACATAACTAAACAAATTAGACTTAGTAGTTTTCTTATCTAAGACTATTAAATCTAAATCTACAAACTTTTTCCATTTAACCCATTTAGGATTTTTCTTAGTACCAATAAAATAAGTAGAGGTAGTGTCTTTTATTACCACACCTTCTGCTGTAGGAATCTCCATAATTTCTTCTGCATATTCTTTAACTTGTTCAATTGAATCCGCATACCTAGTATCTTTTTTAGAAGGGAATGCTAATAATTCATGGGAGTGGGGAGAATAATTATTGAATAATATACTTAATCGCTCTGATAATTCACCATCATGCAATTCTTCGTCATCATGTCGCATAATATCAAAGACATGCGCTCGTAATATGGTGTCAGATTTTTTATTCTTGAAAATTCTAGCAACAACTTCCGCCCTATGAAGAGGTTCTTTACCATCAAATAACATTAACTCTGCATCTAAAATACAGTCACCAAAATGTTTACTTCTCATTAGTTTAACTTGTTCGGGACATTTTTCTGTAATGTCTTTATTATTAAAAGAATAAATTTTAATTTGTTTATCTATCTTATGGATTTGAATTCTCATTCCATCATACTTTTCTTGAACAACCCACTTTCCAGTAAATCCTTTTAATTGTTTTAAATCGTCAATTTCAAAAATTCTATACATGGGTTTGTTGGGAACTAAAAAATGAGTTTCTGATTTCGTTGCCTTTTTTAGACTAACTAAATTATCCCATGTATCTTTACTATGGTGCGAAATGTAAATTTTTTCTAATAATTTTTTAGCACCTTTAAATTTACCTTCTATTCTTCTAGTATCTTTATCATCGCCATAATGTTCTACAATAAAATCAACAACATCTTTTTCTGAAAGATTCAAACCAGTAAATCCTTCTGTTATATTATCAGGTTCTAAATCATTCTTTTCCCATGCTTCATCGCTCAAAGCCTTATCATGTATTCTAATAGCCCAATGAATAAATTTAGCAAACAAAGATTCATTTTCCATCAACTGTTCTAAAACTTCTTCATTAAATTTATTTGCAAAAGGGTCTTTGACTAATTCAGAAGAATATCTTAATTGTTTTATTTCTTCATATATTTTTCTAGCAGTATCACTTTCGACATCTTCCGCCTCATTAGAAAATAATTCCTTTTCAGTTATACTTTTTTTAATTGCTTGTGCAAAATCATCTATGTCATCCCATTGTTTTCTAAGGGTTTTAATTTCTCCTACCCATTTCTTACCATACGTTTTCTTATCCGATAAAGCGGATAAGTATGACATTCTCATTTTTTCAAAAAATTGAATTACTCTAACTGTTAAAGGTTCTTTATCCTTTTGAAGTAAGAGTGACACACGTAATCACCTTTATCTAAACTCTACCTTCTTTTATATCGCTTATCTCATCAAGTTCTGCTTGTAATAATGAATCTAAATACATTATTTCATGAGTATCTTTAACATCATTTAATTTTTCTATAAGGTCAGTTGCTACTATGTATAACTTCTCCATCTTTTCATCTGTCCCTTTTTCATCTGCTTTAGAAATAGTTGCACTGGCGTATTCTCTTTTTCCTTCCTTTACACTAGTACCTTTTGCTTCATCAGAAAGATGTCCAACTCCTAAAGGTTTAGTTTTATCTTTTTCACCTTTAGTTCTTTTCAATTTCATTTCTTCGCCAATAACGAATTCTTTCATTTTTTCCATATATTCTTGTGTGTATCTACTCATTTTATTCACCTTTTAAAAAATATCATCATCCCTTTTCCTGAAGGATAAAACTGTCCTTCTATTCTACTTATTCCACTATACTCATTAGCGAGTAATCCTAAATGATTGGGCATATTTTTAATTAACTGTTTTAACTCTTTAACTTGTTCCATATCTAAATCAACTTTATAACCTCTAGCGTTAGGATTTTCAGAAATCGCTTGTTGTAAAGGGTTATCTAAATTTTCTTCAGCCCATTCAAATAAAGCCTCTGGAGAACTTGCCGCTTCTGTAAATGCTTGCACATCAAAAGGTGCTTTCAAAACTTCTTGCCAACTCATTTTAATTACCACCTAATCTGTCTACTAAATCGTTTATATCATCCCAACTCATCTTAGCAATTGTATCTGAATCTGGAACATCAGACCTTTTACCCATTGCTGGAACTGGAGTATTACTTGTAACCATTCCTGATTTCATTAAAAGATTATCATTATTATAAACTGTCTTTTCTATTTCTTTTATTCTGCCTACTAATTCTTTTAGTAAGTCCATCATTTCATTATTTTCTTCTGTCATTTTTCATCCTCCCTTAAACTACCAGCACTCTTTGGATATACTATTTTTCTTACTTGGCGATACAGTTGTTCGTACTGCTTACGAAGTTTGCTCGCAGTAGCGACCATATCAACGTTTTGCTCATTAATAGATTTCATTCGCTTTTTCATTTTAGAATCATCTTTAACCAAATCAAGTTCTTCTAGCATCCCAATCAAATCTCCTAACTGTGTAAAGTCTTGACCGAAATACTCTGTAGGTTCTGCCGCTTGAAGTGTTTTCTTTAACTTCTTTTTCATTTTAGAATCTAAAGCATTAAGAATTTTATTTTCTTCTTTTAGTATATCTTCCCATGTCATGCCATTTCCTCTCCATCTTCAGTAATTATCATCTCATCTCCATCTTCATCATCATAAGTAATAGACCACATGTAACCCCCGTATTCAATCTCTTTGGGGCCGTAAAGACCTTCTTCTGCTTCATCCATTAATTTTTCAGCCATTTTTATAGCCCCTTCTTTGGTGTCCATAATTTCTTCTTCGATATTCATCGGCGGATAAGGTCTACCACTTTTAGTATAGAACGTTAGTAATATGTTAAATTGCTGTATTTTAACATCCCGTTTCAATATATCTTCCCAAGCCATAATATCACCCATAATATTTTCTTTTTCCTTCGGTTTTTCTTTTTGGGTCATACTCCAAAAGTTTTGGATTAAAGGGGTCTTTAGAACCTGTTCTTGTTCTACTGTAAATTAGCCCCCTTTCTTGTAAATATTTTTGGAGTTTAGGGAGAGCAAATCTCGCAAATTCTTTAGTATCAAAATTAAACTTCCACCTATCTTCTTCTCCCTTACTTTTTGCATAGTCTTCTTCTAAATCAATAATGAAATTTCCTCCACCATATGAATCATCTACCATTTCCCTTAATCGTTTATATCTTCTTTCTAAAGTAACTTCACTTTTCAACAATATATTTTCCCAAGCCATAATATCACCTAATCCTCATAATACGAAGCGGGGGGGCTTCTATCTAATGCTCTTAATTCTGGATTGGGATTGTATGAAGAAGAAGAAGGCTTTAACCTTTGATTCCCAAAACGAAAATCTTTAAGTCTGTCAGGCTCAAAACGCAATACCTTTTCCCTTACTTCTTCTTCGGTATCACTTACACTATACCATGACCTCCACCATTCTAAATTTTTAAGCCAATTTTCATCATTAGTATATTTATGCCAAGCGTCTTGATAAACATCGCCATCGAATTCCTCGGCATTGTCTTCGCCTTCATTCCTTATACTCTGGAGAAGGTCCCCCCACCAATAAGGCGCTAATTCCTCTAAATCAAATTCTGAATAAGTTTTTCTATTTTTTAATATATCTTTCCAACTCATAAACTTCCCCTCTCTGCCCAATCCGAAAGCGCACCTTCTAAATTAGTTTCCTGTCCTATTGTAACTTCCTTATCTTTTTGGCCCATTCTTTTTCTTCTCGCTAAACGCTGAGACATAGTTTTAGGCTCCATTCTTTTAGGTTCACCATATTGAGTGACTTTAATATCTTTCAATGCAGATAAATTTGGTTCAGATGAAAACTTATGTATTTCTTTTTCTAATTGACTTGCTTTAAATTCAGGTAGTCTTTTACCAGTTTTATCTTTTAACAAGATAGGAACTTCTAAAACATTAGCAGATACTTTTTTGATTCTACTCATGTCTGTTGTGTCAACGATAGAAACTCCATTTTGAATTAAAATATATTCAACTAAATTAACCATGTAATCTATATCAGTATCACCTAAGCCATTGAAAGCAAATGGAATAACGATAATATCTTTTTTAATTTTTAAGTCTTTACTTCTATATTTATCTAACGCCATTCTTAATTTATTTTCTAATTGACTCGCATCTTCAACTAAGACAACTTTATATTTTTGTCTGTAAACATATTTGATAGCATCATATAAAGGCATATTAACTTCTTCGCCTTTTATATTAGTGAATGTAATATCGTCTGTTAGTTCTTTAAATAATTTGTATTTCCCTAAAAGTTCTCCTTTCTCTTTAGGTGTTTTAGGTTTTAATGTTTTATCGCCAACTTTGTAAGAACCATCCTTTTGTTTAATTGGTACGTTTTCAGGCTTAGATAATTTGGTCATCCTTTTCCAAGTAGAAGAATCACCTATTAGTTTATCCACTTCTTTTTCTATTTTCTTATTATAAATTAAAGTTCCCTCAGCATCATACTTTTCAGCAGATTGTAGTAGTTTTTTAAATTCTCGTAATCTTTGTAAACCTTTCTTATATTCTTCAGTTATATTAACTATTTCAGTAGCCCTAGTATCTCCACTTTTTCCTCGCTTAACACTTACTCCTTGTAATCTAATATTTTCTACTTCTATAAGTTTTTCAATACCTTCGATAATTCTTTTAACTAAAACTATAGTATTTGATTCATCTTCTGATAATGGCCCTTCTTCTTTACGTCTTTTTCCAAATCCTTGTAAATCAATTTCTTCCAAAGCATTTCTAAAATTAATTAAACTTTGTAGTCTAAATGGTTCTTCATAACCACTTTCAACTTCTCTAGTTTCTTCATAAGTAATTTGCTTCCCATCAGGTTTTCTAGGGTCATCGGGTTCTGTTATTTTCTTTTGATAATTTTCAGGAAGGTGGAACGGTTCTACTAATAATATATCTTTTACCTTATCTTGAGGGCTACCCTCTTTAGTTTTTGAACCATATATTTCTTCTAACTTTTCAAATGCTTGTTTTACATTACCGCTTAAAAGTCTACTACCTAAAACTTCCTTTTTACTTCTTTTACCATAAGGTTTGATTCTTGTATCCATAACACCCTTTTCATGAAAAAGTAAATCAGCATAACTAGCACCCTTTAAAATATCATCCTCTAATGAATCTAAAAGCATTCTAAACATCTTGATAGGATGAGTAGTTTTTGTCAAATATGCTTTTAGTAAAGTTGCCATATTATCCCTCAAAAGAATGGTATATTTTCTTTCTTTTGCCTTTTCCTTTTAGGTAAATGAATTACATTAGGTACACTATTAGTTTTAGGTTCAGGTCTATCCTTTTCCTTTTTTAATTGCATAGGCATATAATTAGGCTTAGGCGCTTTAAGTTTTTCTTGTTGTGCTAAAATTCTTTCAGCCCTAACTAATTCTTTTCTCATTTTTATTGTATCTTCTCTTGTTGTCATTTTATCTTCTCCCTTCTTCTATGTATATAATAGGGCCATATCTATCAGCCCCTCTAGTATCTCTTTTCATCATAACTGTATATTTTCCATCTTTTTTTCTAATAACATGAGGAACAGCAAAAGACCATCTGTAGGCTTGTCTTCTTGCTTTTTCAAAATCATCGAATGTTCTCCTAGAGCCTTCTTCATCAAAGTAACTCCATCTTTTTAAAATTGAAACCCAAGTCATTATATCCCACCTCTTTCAGTTCTTCTATCTACGTTATTATTAGCGGCTTCTTTTGGTAAACCCTTACTACGATTAGGTGGCCCTACACTCATCTTAGGTTTAGACTTTACTTCAGCGGGCTTTCCCGCCTCTGCCATTGTAGGTCTAGTTCCCGCCTCCATCATTTGCCCTAGTTGTGACTGGTCAATATCTGTTCCAGCATAAGGGTCAGACTCTATTGTTTTTTCTTCCCCTTCTTGCCCTTGCATGTCAGGTTTAGGTTCAGGCTTTTTAAATGTGAATTTACCATTCTCATCCATATCAACTTCAAAACCTAAGTTTTTAATTTGCCCTGCAATATTAACTTCAATTTCTCTTTTACGCATAACTGCAATTTCGTCCTCTTCCTCAGATGGAGGAAGAACTAATCTCCAATCAGTTATACCAAACTGCTTGGTTATAAAAGGAAATACATATTTATTGTAAACATTTTGAGCCATTTCTACTGCTCTATTTGTTACAAGTATTTGCATACCTTCATTGTTTAAACCACCACTAGCAGAATTATCCGCCATGAAGATTTTACTTACACCATAGAAAGCGGCAACTCTATCTCTTAAATCTTCTTTAACTGAAATATAATCCATTTCTTTTAAACTGTCCATGAACTTAACCCACTCTACAGAACCTCTACCGTTCTCTGCTTCTATTCCCATAACTGGAATAAAGTGTGCATCTTGTTCCATCTTTTCTTTAACTCCTCTCCAAAAAGTTTTCATTGATTCTATATTTCTAGTTTGAACAGCAAGCAATCCTTTAGGCATCCTTGCTTTTGTATATGCTTGATTGATATAATTCTCCATAGCGATTAAAGTTGTTAAGTGATTCCATAATGTTATTACTGGGCTAGTTCCATATAATCTACTTGGAGAATATTTACTGAAATGCAATACTTCTCCTTTGATAAAATTCTGAGCATCTCCATGCGCCCTATTAGTATAATGAACTGGATACATATCTCCACCACATTCTCCACATTTTTCGTGAGGGTCAGAAGTAGTAACATGTCTATGGTGAATACAAGTATAAGTATCTCCACCTTTATTCCCTTCATCATCACAAACAATAGCCATAGTTACTGGGTCTGCTCTATAAATTTCTTTTATTTTATGCGCTCTAATATTACCATTACCATCAATAAAATACTCTTTAACTAATACAATATAAGCATCGTCCATAACATTCAAATCATCCTCTAATTCTTTTAGGACATCAATGAACATCTGCTCAGATTCATTAATATATTCTGCTTCCATTAATTTATTAGCGTACATTTTTTGTCGCTTGTCAGGCTTTCTAAGATTAGTTGAATCACACTCTACACATTGGTCTACAGTCTGCTCATGTTCTTTTCCGCAATCCATACATTTAACTGCAAATCTAGGAGTCCACTCGTATCCTCTTCTAAAGATTTCATTCTTTAATTGAGTTATACAAGTTCTAAGAATAACTGAATTGTCAGCAATATGATAAACTATAGGACCAGTCATCATTAAAGGATGATGTCTTTCTTGTATTCCCATTTGGTAAACTTCTCTATCTTGTGGAACTGGTGTACTCTTTCTAAAGAAATTAGTAATAGAAAATCTTCTTTTTTCTTCGGGCATTATACAACCACCCCTCTTTCCAACTCATCCATAATATTCATTTTATTATTCTCCTTATATTTAGAAATGTTTTCAATATCAATATTGTCTTTAGAAAAATCATAATTGACGTGGTCCGCATGGTTAGCCCATTTCATCAACTTAAATAACTCTCCCATTCTTTCTTTGGCCCAAGACTGTTTTTTGTGATTTTTCTTAATTCGAATTAATTCCATAAGAATATCTGCATTATCCCCCTTCATTCGATAATAAGGGCGAGTTTTTTCTATTAGTTTAGTAATATCATTTTGAGAATAAAAATTTAATCTTTGAACAGCCCTAGTTGCTTGAGGTGATTTTTGGTCTAAATGTAATTTACCAAATCCTAGTTCTTTATGTAATTCAGTTACGAATGCTTTACCTCTGTTACCTGTAGCAATTATACCAATTCTAGGATTGTAATTTCTATCCATAGTTATGTAACCATCTGAATCTATAAAAGCCGCAGTATAAGCATAAAGGTCTTTTTTAATTTCCATAGGTAATTTATAGTATTCACCATCAATATTAGTTATATTCATTTTATCGGCGACTTTACAAATTATTTGTGGAGAAGCACGTCTATGTAATTTGTTTGGCAACCGTTCATAAATTTGCCTAGCAGTTACACCTTGTTCATCACAAACAGCCTTTAGAACAAAATCATCTAATTGTTTTGTAATATTAGTTTTTATTATTTGATTAGGTATGCTAGTAACTAACTTCCTAAATTCCTTTTTAGAATTAGTCATAGTTTTAGTTAAAGAAGAATAATCAGAGTCATAATTTTTACCCCTATGTAATTCCGCCTCCCAGTATTTACATAAAGAATCTATTATTTCTCTTCTAGTAGATTCATCTTTTACAGAGTATATTTTCTTTAAATCTGATTCTGTATATCTCATTTGTCTTAATGGAGTTTCATAGGGTGCTAACCAATAGATAGATTTTATACAATCTGTTAAATGATTAGAATAAGCAACTATTAGATTTTCAATACCTTTTGTAAATTCTAGTTTATTATCTCCCTTTAGTTTTCTTCTATATTTTCTTAAATCTTTAACTATCTCAGGGATAGATTTATTTTCAATAGTATATTTTTTAGGAAAGGAATCTAATTTCATTTTAGCATCTGTGATATTTATATTGTATTTTTTAGAAACACTCATCGCTACTTCATAATCACTCATAATAGGTAAAGTAGAAACCCATTTTCCAACTGTTTCTAATTGGTCTTTTATTTCTTCTTCCCTGTCTTTTAAGTCAGCCAACTCTTCGTGTTGTCTTGCTTGCTCTCGAAGTTTATCTCCTTCTTCACCTTTAGAAATTAAGTCCAAACATTCCCCCTCCTATAACACTCGCCTGTGGTTGCTCATTATCAAATATTGCCATATCATCTAATAAGACAATTGACTCTAACATATCATGTGTGGCGGAGTTAGCAAGAGCGAGGCCCATAACTAAATCATCGTGAGCGCCCACTCCTTCAAACTTTCCATTGTCAGTAATACTAAACATAGATAATTCTTCTACAATATTATCCGTCACTTTTCTTGATTCATCATTTCCTCTAGGGAATATAATCTTAGTATTTTCAATATTCATTTGCAAGTTAAGAATAATTTCTTCTTTCTTTCTACGGGTCATTGTCACATCTCTAATATTTAAATCAGTTTCATTACGCAACTCTTGAGTAAATGATTTAGCAAAAGTATTAGTTTCAAAATAAATTACATCAGGTTCAAATAATTGTGCAACCATTTTTATTTTATTTATGTTATCTCTAAACTCTACATTCTTTTGTCTATCAACATAAATTATTCTTTTATTTCTTTGTTCATCTACTTCTAAAACCATAATAACATTATAGTCACCATCAGTAGAAATGGCGGGGTCAACCCCAACATAGTAATTATAACCCGAATCTTTTCTATGTCTTAATCTTAGAATATCTTTTTTACCCGCTTGTTTACATGCATCAATATGCTCTTGTGCGAAAAGAGCAGTACCAGTGGATATAGGAATACAAAGATACTCTCTTGTAAATTTTAAAGAACCTACTTCTTTTTTTCTTTGCATAAGAGAATCGTAATCCCAACGAGAAGACCATAGTGGTTCATTGTTTTGATTAAGACATGGGTAATTCCTAACAGTATATACTTGCTCATACTCTTCACTCGCTAACAAAGCAAAAATATCTGTATAAGTAAAGGGCGTTCCAATCATTCTAAGACTAGCGGTGTGATGAAGTGTAGGAATCATATCCCCGAAGAACCAATCTGTAACTTTTTTAATAGCAGTTAAACTAAATTCCTTTAGAGGGTCATCAATGATTATTTCTTGTGGATGAAGACCTCTAATCTGAGAACCTACTGAACGCTCTAAAATAGAGTTGCCATTAGTAAGAGTAATATTTCCTATAGCCCACCCCCTTGAGGGTCTAAAGTGTGAGATAGTTGGATTGTTAAATAGTTTATCTATATCCCTCATATGAACCATAGTCTGTTTATGGTTAGAAGAAATGTATAACATTTGATAAGGAGCAGGTTGAAAACACAATTGCCAAACAGCCCATGAATGCATGAAGACAGATTTACCATGGTCACGACTACAAATAATAACTGTTCTATCTGTATCGTTCATAAGGTCTAACCACTCTTGATGAAAAGTAGTAAATTCGAAACCTAAAACTTCTGTAAAGAAATATGGAAAAGATGTCCTTGACATTTCTAAATCCATTTGCTTTTTGAAGTCTAAATTATCTAACATATTCCTAACCTATCATACATTTCATCTTTCAATAACATTTCTTTCCATGTGAACGCTCTCTTTTTAATACCCCAATTGCCATCAGGGTAATTTTTTTTCCAAGTTTCTATAACTTTTTGAGGAACACCTTCAAATTCATCGGGGTTTAAAGACCATCCTGTATTTCTAAAAAAATCTAAGTATTGTTCTTGACTTCCTCTTTTTGCATTTAATCCCGCTATCTTTGGTTTGCCCCCAATCCATTTTTCTCTTTCTTTTTGGAATAATTTAAGAGTGCCTGTAACTCCCTCTCTACCTTTAGCGCCCCCAACTAGAAAATAACTACCTCTATCAGTAAACCCTTGAATACCAACAACTTCACCATTAAGAACTCTAACAATCCATTCTTCTAAAGGATAAAAACTATCAAGGTTAGAACGTCTAATATATTTATCATTAGGATTATCTTCATTAAATAAATCAACAGCACTATCTTTAGTCATTGGTTCGCTAACGCCATCAGGTAAATTTGTTGGCATCGTATCACCTAAACATAGCCTTTATTGTATATACCACTTCTTCGGTTACTCCATAGTTTCTTGCTAAAGATTCATAAGACGCAACTGCCTTAACAATTTTATCTACTTCAGTAGCAGTTAAATCCATATTATGATTTACATGAATTTTATTTATAATGGTGTCCATATCTTCTATTTTATTTAATGACAGTCTACTTTTTATAATTTCCCTACCTTGCATTTTTCTAATCGTATCATGAGCCAATAAAAGAGCAAAATTAACTTCATCCATTTTAACAATAAAGTCTTCAAAGGCTTCCTCTAGCCTTTTAATCTCTTGAGTTAATTTAGTGTTTTTGAATATACCTTGTTTTTCTCCACCTCTTCTTGACCTATATTGAGAAGTACTAAACCAAGCGTTAAACTCTGGAAGTTCTAAAACGGTTCTTAAAGCGTTAATAGGATAAACTCCTTTCTTCGTGTATTTATCAGCAAGTTCGTCAATATTTTCCCAATATCTTTTATTTGCTTTAGATGTAATATGAGAAGAAAGATTTGGCCTTTCTCTAGTAACTAAATTCTTAGTCTTAAAAACATCTTTAATGATATAAGCGATTGATTCTTTATTTTCATCAGACCACCTTTCTCCAAATAAATCATCTAACGCTTCTGATGCCTCCCTACCTTTTGTAATCAAATTACTAGTTTTAGGTCTAGGGTCTTTTGCTAATTCTATGAATTCTCTAATACTTTTTATATCTAAGTGGTCTATACTAAGTAAAGAATTGTCAACTACTTTTTGCAATATAGAACCTATAGGATTATTTTCAGAACCTTTTAATGAAGTTATCAACCCTGCATGTCCAGTAACCCATACTGGTTTTTGTTTAGCCTGAACGAAATATCTTTGTTGTGTAGGCCATAAATAATAATCGTTAAGAGCCTCTATAAATTTTTGCCAAGCGGTTTGAAACTGAGCAGGGATAATTGTTTCTATTCCTAAAGAAGCGGGATATTGCATCATGTTGAATAAAAGCGCCCCTTTATCACCAGTCCTTGATTGTTGTTTTTGTTCTTTTTGATAAACTGTAAAAGCCGTCTTAATATCTTCAGACATTTCAGCAACTAAAGTTAACAACTCTAATATTTTATCTTCATCTTGCACTAATTTATCACTTGACATTTGTTTTCCATCAACTACTAATTGTCCCTTATAATCACTAGTAATAAAATCAGAAACAGGTAAGTAATAATCTTGTTTACTACTCACTGGACGTTCATCCACTTCATCATGATATGAATCTAACCATTCTTCAAACTCATCTAAATCATCCTCATCTACAAAATCATCTAAAATAGGCCAGTTCTCAGAATCTCCAAAGATAATAGATTCGATGCCCGCTAGTTTTTCTTTAGGTAATTTTAACTTACTATAATCTTGATAATGATTATACCAAAATATAGGGTCTACTAATAATTTATCTCCTTCTATTTTAATATCATTAATTAACCTAGAGTAAGATTGCATTGTCTCTCCAGCCCTTCCCCCTGTAATCTCTTTATCTTCAGGAGTTTTAGGAATATCTTTTAACCCAACTCCCTTAATCTCATAATATTTCTCCATTATATTTAAAGCAAGTTCTAAATCTCCACCTACTCTTAATTCAAATGGAAGAAACTCATAAACATATTTTGGTAAATTTGCATTCTTTTTAGACCATGATTGTAATTGTTTAGCCTTATTAAAAAATGATTTAAATTCTTCTTTTTGTTGTGGAGATTTACCTTCTTTTTCTTCATAGCCAAAGTATTCTAATACTTCTGACATATCAGAAATAGCATCTACAAAATCATCTTGCTCAGGGTCAAGAGAAACTACACCCTTTACCCAATCATCATCTAAAAGGTCTACGACCTCTTTGTATGTTTCATTAACATTATCGTATCTACCATGTACGTCTTCCCAATAATCATAAATTGTTTCCCTAACATTCCATCTACTTACAGGTAAATCGCCAACTTCTTCTGCCCAACCAAAATCTAATCTATCTGTTATATCAGATTCAACAGGTTTAGCACCTGCTTCTATTTGTTCTACTTTTTTAATTAGTCTATTTAGCCTATTTTTTATCTCTGTTTCTTGAATATCAGTTTCTAAATTATCTACATCTGCTAACATCTTAGGAAGTGAATTGACGTAGTTATCCCAACCAGTTCTCAATTTAACTTTACTGGCAGTAAAATCAGGTTTTAAAAATTTATTTAATGTTAATGCAGTTCCCTCATAAAAAAATATTTTTCCTAAATTGTTCCAGTCATCTATATATGTGGTTTCCTTTTTACCTAAAGTTCTTTTAGCCTCATCAAACCAATCTTCTAACACATCAAAAGTTGCGTTAGGAAAATTGCTTTCTAATATGTCATAAGCCTCATTACTCCAATCGTCCCATTTATTAGTGTTCTTTGCTTCTTGAGCGCTTTGTATGCTCATTCCGTTTTGGTCTAAAATTTCCCATCCTTCTGCTTGTGAAACCATTTTAATTACCTCCCATTAAATTTTTAAATTTTATTGCTTGTCTTCTTTCTAAATATTTAGTAGGGTTTTCTGCTACTTCAGTTGCCTTTGTTTCGGCATCAGTGACAATAGCGTTTCTTATTTCTTTTATATGTGTATCTAAAAGAGAATAATATTCTTTTATCTTTTTATCAAGTTCTTTATTATTCAACGTAATAATTCTACTTAATTGTTTTAATTGATTATAATTAGACCTATCGTATAACTCTCCTACAAATTGTAAGAAGTTTAAAAAGTTATTAACGCTCCAAGAATTCATAGAACCCAAACTAACACCTTCAGAACCAACGGCAGTTTTACCTAGTAAATCCTCTAATGTTTCTTCTCCCTTTAACCCACTATAAACTATTTTAGCAAAGGGGATTTCTTCTTTACTGAATTGATTTAAGTCTACATCTTTAGCACTTTTAATTTCTGCTAATAATTCCGTAACTGCATCTTTCGCTTTACTAGCCATTCTTTTCTTTTGTCTTCTAAATGCATTACCATATAATGTATCATCATTAACCTTTTTATCATAAAAATTTCTAAAAGAATTGTAAACTTTAGGATTGAGCATATACTTAAAATTAATTTCTTTTTTATCTATAGTTTCAGTTTTGGGTTTTATTTGAACATTTCTTAAATCATTTACTAATTTTTTAAATTTACTAACTTCTTCCTCTGAATTGATAGAGCGCTCTAGCGCACTCTCTTCCTTTTTTAGAAAATCTATATAATCTAATTCACCTGTAGATAATGAGTATTTTAAAGAGTTTCTTAAAGCATTCAATTTTCTAGTATAATTTTCTACCGCTTCATCGCTAAAGTCTTCTTGTCTATTACGCAAATAATTTCTTACATTCTCATTTGTTATATCTAATTTAACTTCTAAATTGATTGACATTCCGTAAAATAAACTATCTTTTATTTCTGTTAAATCATCCTCTAACAATTCCTTTAGATATATGTTTAATTTTTTTTGCTGAATTAAACCTACTCTTTTCATCTCTTTCATTTGTTTAGAAAAGTTTATCTTTTTCTTTTTTCCACCAAATCCAATTAAAAATTGTTTCGTCTTCTTCTCGTTCCAAGTCCCAATACTAATATCCTTGTAGTCTTCTAATAACTCACTTTGCGTTTGGTCCCTTTCCTTAATGTTAGAAAGGTCAAACAATTGTATTAGAGGATGAGGGTAAGTTATTTCAGTTAATCCAAGTTCTCTCTTTAGAGATTTTATTTCTTGCATTTCTCCTTTAGTAAAATTTCTAACCCATTGAACTTTACCTGCTTTACTAAATGCCTTCTCATAACCTTTTAATTCATCGCCATCGTAATTATACACTATAGATATAAATTGATTAGAATACGGATTTGATTTTGTAGGATACTCATCTAAGTAAGGCTTCATTTCAATTTTATATTTAGTATATTTATTCTCTACTCTTTTTGGTAAAGACTCAGCAACTTCTCTTAAAATTTCACCTTTGTTATTAGCATCATCAAAAATGAACTCTCCATCTCTTTCAAAATAATCTTTATAATTTTGAGGTTTAGGTTTATATTGTTTACCTTTCTTACCAGCAGTACGTCTAGTTTCTCCTAACTTTTCATTAAGATATTTTTTTGCTTCTGTAACTACTTCATCTACCGCATTAATCATATCCCCTTCAGGAATATCATCATCTAATACATATTCTCCAAGTTCAAAATACTCATCTTCTTTTATACTGTTAAAAAAATTTCTAGCATCTTGAATACCTTTACCATAGTTGCCACTCTTTAAATCTTTGATGAATTCATTCTTTCCTTTAGTCCATTTTCTATTTTCAAAACTAGAATCTAAAAGATTAAATATTTCAAAATGATTAGGTTCTTTTGAACTAGGTAATTGAACAGTCCAAGGTTTAAATTTTAAAATTTGCATCCAACTCATGCCAATTTCTCCTCCATCTGCTTTTTGATGTCTAACCAAACTTGCGGATGTTGTTGGGCTAATACTTCTTGAACAACTTGCATTTGGGCGACAATTATGGTATCCTGTCTTTTATGAACAAGTTGTCCTTTAAATTCTAACATATATTTTAAAGACTCACGTATTTCTTTGGCAAGTTTGGTCAGACTGTCAATGTACTTAGGATTAAGGTCATCTTCTGCAAACAACAACTCAATCTTATCTTCTAATCTATGAATGTTATCTGAAAGCATATCTATCTCATTCAAATCTTTTTTCATAATTTCCATTGCCGCAGATTTCTGAACAATGGGTTTTAAATGTTTATTCATGTGTTTCATTACTTGTTGGCGTGTAACTCCTAAATCTGCCGCAACAGTTGAGGGAGATAACTTACCTTCATGAATGGCTAATTCTAATTCTTGCCTTTGTGAACTAGTGCATAAAGCACATCTAGGATTTGACTGGTCAGTATATTCCGTATCCATGTGATTTCTTAAATGTCTTGAAGAAACTCCGCTAGGCCATTGCATTTCAACATCTAGTTCATCAGGAGTAATTTGTAAAGAAGTTAATCTTTCTTCTAATTGCTCTCTATCAGGATGTTGACAGAACCTACAGCGTTTTCTTGTTTTAGCCAATTAATTCACCTAACCATATCTTTGATAGAATCTAGTCTTTTTAGCGCTTCTCTTAATTTTTTTCTATTAGGTATATATTGAGTTCTATACATCTCATCATACCATTTAAATCCTAACGTATTAGGCTCAAGTGTATCAAGTTGTCTGAGTTGTCCGTTAATAACGCTAACTTGCTCATCAACAAAACCTTTCATGGTTTTTCCTACTTCTTTCAATCTTTTCTCATGATTACCACTAACTACTTTCTTAGCGAGTTTTTCGATTCGTCTTACAATACTCAGTGGGTCTGCCTCGGCCGCATTATTGGCATAGAGGTACAGACCCCATTCTTCATCTTTAGAAGTATTTTTTTCACTAGGTATTTGCTCTTGTTGCCTAATCCATTCTTCGGGGTCGTCAACTATATCTTGAGTATCATCACCACTTTCTTCTTCTGGAGGACTTTCGGTTCTTAATGACCTTTCTTCATTGTATGGAGAATACCCAGTTTCATCTAATCGTCCATATGTTCTTTTCAATATATCTTCCCATGTCATTTAATCATCTCCATAAAGAGTATCCCCAACTTTTCTTAACTTTAGTTTGTTTTTTTGCTTTTATTCTTCTAATGGCATCATCATATTTTGAGCGCCATTCTCCTGAAAATGAATTCCTAGATTTATTACTACCTCTAAGTTCGAATGGCCTTTTACCATCAGGAGCCATAATTACACTATTTTTACCTCTAACGATTTTATTGATTGCATAATTTAGGAACACTCCAGTAAAAGAAAAATCAACAAATTCAATTTCGACTAAATTTTCTTCTTCTAAAATAAATTCAGCAATTTGATAAGTTTTTAAAAACTCTTGACTTATTGTTACATTTCTAAAAGGTCTTCCCATTTCTTCTAACAAACTACCATATTTAATAATATGACTCATATTACCTCTCTTAAAATTATTAGCATTCTTCATAGCGTTTACTAACCTCTTTTCAAATTCTGTTGCTAAAGAACCAGTTGAATCTAATGAAAGTGATATAGCCTTTTCTTCCATCTTACCTGTACTTAATCCTTTGAAATTAATATTAGTAATTATAGGCGGAGGTGGTTTTTTACCTATCTCAACGATTATTTCAACAATATGCAAAAGACCTTTAGTAACTGCATCTCCATCCTTTTTAGATTCAGAGGAACCAGCAAACATAGATTGCCACAAAGGAGGTTCTGCTGTATTAGGAGAACCACTATACCAATCTTTATTATCTAATGGTTTTTCTTTTTTACCATGCACTTTATTTCTAACCTCTACATAACCATCTGTCCTATAATGTCCATAAACGGTTTCTTTTGCTTCAGGTACAAATTTATCTCCTACTTTTTTAGCACCAGTTGATACATTAAAAACAATATTACGAGGATTACGTTTTGTATTTTTATTTAATATCTTTAATTGCTTCTGTAAGGTTTTGAATTTATCCATATCATCCCTAGTAATTAATTCTAATTCTTTACCAAATATAGTATCCATTCTTTTCCAAATACCCTTTACACCCCGTCTTCTTGGTTGGTTTGGTCTTTGATAATTAGAATCTATATGTGCCAATGTAGCCTCATAAAGATTAGTAGTGAATTGTTTAGGTTTACCATCTGTGTATCCTGAGCCACCAGTTACACCTATATCCATCTTAGAGGCTCCAGTAGTCTCACTCTTCCAAGTTTCATATGCACTTTTAGCCTGTTCAAATTTTTCACCTAGATTTTGGTCTATTATAAAACCTATACCGTCTGGAGTTCTACCACTAACTCCGCCAACTTTTTTAACTCTCTTTGATATAATTTCTTCTTTTTTCTTTTTACGATAACGAGGTTTACTTTCAAGGCCCGCAGTTGTACTCATAACTGCACCCGCCATTTTTTCTTCCTCATCAGAGATTTTTAACATTTTAGCCCAAGAACCAAATCCCGCTTTACCCGCTAACTTATCTAAAATAGACAAACGGTATTTCTTAGCAAGTTTAAGTTCTGCCTGTTGTTGTTCTATATTACCAAACTTCATAGTCTCTTCAACCTCTCTACGGTATTGTGGATATTGCCGAATAAATTCTGATTCTACTATTGCCATTCATTTCACCTACATAGTTGGAACTTTCATTGGGCAATAAGGAGGCGCTGAAGTCTCTCCTTTTGCGGGTAATTTAAGAGGACAAATATCTCCAGTCCCTATAAATTTCTTACATTTAGAACAGGTTCCAGAATATTGAGTTCTTCTAGTTTTTAAAATTTCTATCCACGCCATTCTATCACCCAACACTTGCTCGTAATTATATCTCATTTAATATCATTTCTTTTTTAAAGGTTCCTTCCACCCTGTAAAGGTTAATCTTTGCCCACTCGGAAAATCTGTAGAGTACTCTGCATCAGGGTCAAACTCCATATCTTCAAATCCACCCTCAAATTTACCTTTAGGAGTTATAAATTTAGCACCTTTTTCACCCTCTTCTGATACAGCAATAGCGTCTTGACCATATTTATCAGCCATCTCATAAATCTTACTCTCTAAACTAGTAGGAACTCCTGTCAGCATAAAAGAAGGCTCAGTTCCCCATATATCGGGAGTCTTACCCGTAGCAGAAGTAATAGTAAATTTATTCCCTACATTTAATCTTGCTAACTCATCTAACATTTTATCAGCCAACTTACTCATTTCTTTAGGAGTTAAATTTTTATTAGCAGGTTTAGCCGCAATAAAAAAATTGTGACGTTTTGGTTTAATTAAACGCTGTACTTGTTTAGGGTCAAACCCATGTAAGGTAGTTTGTCTCTTAAGTATGCGTTTCCATTTCAAATAATCACCACAACTTCTTACATGCTAAACATTTAGGAGTTGTAATTTTACCCTTACATTGGTCGCAATTATGTCTTGCTCTAAAATTGGCTCTACGTTTACTACTTCTATGAGTTCCGCCACCCCTATTTTTTCCTTTGCGTTTGTAATTACCATAACCTTTTGCACCAGCATGAATCTTTTTACCTTCATGAGTTAACATCATTATTTTTTTACCTGCTCTATCACTAGGATAGACTCTACCTACTCGCATGTCTTCTTTTTTCTTTGGCTTTCGCTTCTTTTTACGTTGTTTAGATGCTTTCTTTCTTCGAGACTTACTCTTTTTACGGAGAACCTCAAACCATTCCATAATATCACAGCCCGTCCATTAAAATAATGTCACCGTCTTTATGAGTCTTTATGTTTTTCATTGAATCAAGAACTGCTTTACATTCCTTTTTAGATAAACCAGTTTCTTTACATAAAACATCTAGTCCAGCGGCTCCACCTTCTTTCTTTAGAGTTCTAATGATGATTGGTTTTGGGTCAGCCTTTTTTTCTCTCAATTGCCTAAAGTCTTCTCCAGTTATTTTACCATCACCATCAGCATCTATTCTTTTTTGATTGCCAACTAATGCCTTTTCTTCTTCAACATCTACTTTACGTTCTGTTCCGCAATGCATTTTTAATACATCTTCCCATGTCATTTTTTATCACCTCTCTTTTTTTCCATCTTAGGGTGGAATTTCATTGTTACTTTTTTTGCATCTTTTTTGATAGACACACCATCAACTAATACTTCTACAGGATAAGGTTCATGTTTACCTGCCCAATATGCCATATCATAACTATTGTCTTTTAATAACTTAACAAGTAATCCTCTGTCATACTCTTTATCTTCCGCCTTAAGCACTGTTTGTTTACCTTTAGTTAATAGTAAATCAATGCCTTTTTTAGATGATTTTGGTTTATGAGTATAAAAATCTCCATTAGAATGTTCATAAATGATTCCCCTCTTTTTCATATCTTCAAGAACCATCTTTAACTTTTTAGGAGAACCTATTCCTTTTAAGTTTTTCATACCTAAAGCCCCTCCTTCTTTTTTAACTTCTGCTAAAATCTTTTTCTCCATATCTTTACATTCATCATGAGTAATGGTAGTTTCTCCATCTTTTAGTTCTCGTTTTATTAGTATATCTTCCCAATTCATGATTTCATCCTCTGTGTTTTTCTCTTGCTAGACTCCTTTCGGGATAGAGCAACCTTATGGGCCGCATTTAATCTCTTTTTCGCTTCAGGGTCTTTTGCCCTTTTAGCCGCAACTCTCGCTCTTTGCTCTACTAAGTTAATGATTTGTGATTGTCTTTTATGTGGTTTATTCTTAAACGCAGAACTAGAAAATGTTTCTCTAACATCCTGTGCGGTTTTAAATTTTACAGGTACAGTATCTTTTGGATTTTCATCAGTGTATAATCTTCTAGTAGAACCTTGGGGTTTTTTACCAGTACCTTTTCTTGGTTCCTTTTTTATAATTTTTTCCCATTTTTGAACAATAGGTTCTAACTCTTTAATTGGTTTTACTTCATCTTTAATTTTATCCACGTCATCCTTACATGACTCAAATTTATCTATTATATCTGATAACTCGTTTAGACAATCTATCACAAAAGCATGGTCAAGTTTGGGGGATACTTCTGTTAATTCTTCTGGAGACATATTTTTCATTCTTTCCCACTCTGCTTTTCCATCTATCATAAAATCATATAACTCTGAACAATCCTGTTGGTCTATAATATCTAAAACACCATCTATATCCATAAATTCCCTATCCATAAATTCTATTAATTCTTGTCTAGCAGTTTCGCAACAGGCTTTAGATGCTTCATCTTCATCAATCCCAATTTTCTTTAGAATAGTTTGCCAACCTTTCTTTACATAACCACTAGCATAAGCCGCTTGAGCAACTTGTTGTGCCTTTTTCTTAGTTTTAAACGGACCTTTAGAACCCCAGTAATAACCATCTTTTCTTTCAGTTATAGGCATCTTAATCACTTTTGACTAAACTTTTTTCCAGTCTTCACATGTTGCTTTCCTTTTTTACTACCTTTCTTTTTCTTTTTATCTTGATAATCTAATCGAGATTTAGGAGTTTTTTGATATGTTGCTTTTGGCATATATCTTCCTTCAGTTTTAGGTTTAGGAGTTTTCCCTTTTTCTTTCGCACTATGTTGTTCTTGGCTACCCCACTCTTCCTCTTCCCATTGGTCTAAGTCTTGTTGTATTTTTTTCTTAGCCTTCAAGACTTCTTGCCATTTAATCACGATAGCCACCACCTGCTTTCTTATAGGCTTGGGCCAACATTTGTGCTTTTCTTGCAGACCATTGACCTGCCGCACCACCTTTTGAGCCTCTTTTTATTCTAAGGAATATTCTTCTTCTTAACGCTGGTTTAGTATAATTACCTGCTTGATTGACAGTTGATTTACGCTTCTTCTTTCCTTTCTTATGAATAATATCTTCCCAAGTCACACTATCATCTCCTTAGATTTTAGCCAGTTAGCCAACTTGTCGATAGCCGCCAAATCAACTCCCGTCTGATACCCCCGACTATCTGCCCAATTAATCAATTTATTTGTTGATAAGTTACTTTGGCTATCGGGCATAAATGGACATCCACCTAAACCACCAACACTCGCATCAAAAGTCATAACTCCCCAATAAATAGCGGCATCAACACTACTAAACATGTCATTTTTACCCTCATGTAAGTGCAAAGCGACCTCAACATCTAAACTTCTTGTCAATTCTAAAGTTTGCAATAACTTACTTGGATAACATGCACCAACAGTATCACACAAAACAACAGTTTTTCCCAATTTGGCCGCCATTTTCAGAATTTTTCGCAATTTGAACTCACTAGGCAATCCCTCGTAAGGACAGCCAAATGCACAAGACACATATACACGCACATTCTCTCTTTTTACTCCATCTAACATTATGGAATACTCATCATATAGTTCATTTAGAGTCTTTTTCCAATTTCGCATATTAAATTCTTCAGAAGGAGCAAAACAAACATTAAATTTAGTAGCACCTACATCTGTTGCCCTAAGAAAACCCTTAGAATTAGGCACTAATACCCCAAATTCACCCAAATTCTTAGTTCTCTTAACTACCTCATCAGCATCCGCTAAATTAGGAACCCATTTTGGATGAACAAACGATGTAATCTCAATATCTGTTAACCCTGCATCATACAAATCGTTTATCATACTAACTTTTTCATCTGTACTTAACTTACCTTCCCAATTTTGGAGTCCATCTCTAGGTCCAACCTCGTAAATTGTTATGGGCATCATATATCTCACTTCTTTTTAAGAACATTTGACCATGACTTGTTTACCCTTTGCCATTCTCGCCTAAACTGAAACTTCTTAGGAGGCATTTTAAAATCAATACTAGGTTCTGAATCATCATAACTGAACTCATCATCATCATATTCTTCCTCTTCCAACACCATATCTACATATTCATTAAATCCCTGCTGAAAGGCTTCTGGGTCTATCGCTTTCCATGCCCTTACTGCCGAATATTCCATCTCTCCTATCTTAAACTCAAACATATCATCTATAAGTTCTTCATAATGCTTCAATAATTCTTTCTCTCTTGTGGGGTTCATTATTATCACCTAACTTTTTCAAAAATTGACCTGTAATTTGTGTGGGACTAGCAAAAAATTTTTTTGGGCTTTTATTCTATTTCCAGCGAAGCCTAGTTTATCTCCTTAGTATTGATTAACTCAGTTAAAGTGTCCTTATCGTAATGTTCGCTAAAGACTCTAGCAATAAAAACTTCTTTAGAGGCTACAGATTTAAACTTAGCATTGCGAGTTTTAACCTGTTTTTGTGTTAAAGAGTTTGTTTTTGTTAAAGTTTTTAAGTCTGAAAAACCTTTTTTATCTTTTTGTGTGTTGAAATTTTTATTGACCATATCTGACCCCAATAATTATGTCTGATTATAAGTCTATTAATAGATATGTCGTTATTTAGAGGCAGATTGAGTTGACTTGGATAAAAAAATTTTTTTTACAAAGCCATATGGTTGTAGGCTTTGCCATCAACCTTAAAGACAAAAAAGTGGATAATGGGTATGGCGAAACGAAAATACGACATGAAAGAAATGAATTATGACAGACCAACAAACAGATTAGTTGTTCCTAAAAGAGCAGGTAAAACATCACCTAAGAATAATAGAGATGGTTTTCCTAGTAAATTAGATAGACAACTAGAAACAAAAAGAAAATACGGTGAGTATGTTTCTTTATTTGGTAAAACACTAGAAAACCTATTTGATGGCAAAAAGGAGGAAGAAAAATGAGTAGAATAAAATGGGCTTTCTTTCATGGTTTATACGATGTAAGAAAAATAGGATTCAGACTAAATGGGTGGAATAACACCTTATTTAGTAAAAATGCTATCTTAGAAAAATTAAATAATGATTATCCTAAAATGTCATTCATGATAGAAGACTTTGAAGATTCAGAAGGCAACTTAGGAAAGAGTCAGATTATATGGTGGAGAAGAAAATGGTAGAAGTAGAAATAGAAATGATATATATTTGTGATGTATGTAATGAACCATCAGAAACAGTAACACATGAAGATATAGTTGAAACTTCATATGGTAATGGTCAATTAGTTAGTGAAGTAATAACTTGGGAAGGTTCACAGTGTTGTGGTTCTGAGTGTTACGAGTGGCCTTTAGAGCATTGGATTTCAGAATTTCCTAGTGAGGCTTTAGAATATAAATATATAACACAAGAACAATATGACAAAATAATAGAGGATGAATAATATGGAAGAAAAAGATATAATGATAAAAGTAGTAAAAGCGGCAGGTAAAGAAAAACAAGAAACTAGAGATAGGCTTTTTGAAATAATTGCGAAAGCATTATTGGAGGAAGAAAAATGAGAAAAGTAATAAGATACGGAGATATAGTATTCTCTAGTGGAGATGTAGAAAGAAAAATAGTTTACAAATACATAAGTAAACAGGAACAAATAGCACATAGACAAATACTAGATGATGAAAACGATATGCTAGATGAAGATGACAAAAGAAACATAACTTGTTATACTGGAAGATTAGAAACAGAAATAAATGATTATGTTTGTTACAAAAGTGTTAAAGACAAAATTGGTGAGGAAGAATAATGCCTAGATTTTGGTGGAATGAATAATAGCGCTAGGGGGGTTGAGATTCCCCTAGCCTCATGGTAGAATAGCAAAGCACACTACCATATGGTTCTAACTTTGTGGGTTGAACCTTGAAATTGACGGGCGGCGTGGAAGGAACTCACCCACTTCCCACTAGTTACCCGACACCGTCAATTATTGAAAGGTTAGTCAATCCTATGAAGAGTAACACAAGATATATCAGAGGCGATTGACCAGTTCCTCTTAATTGAATTTATTTTTTTTAAGTTTCACAACTGGGACAATTGCATCTATTCTCCATTCCCATTAATTCAAACATTCTTCTTTCGCATCCATCAAATTCATCTAATGCTATTTCTGCTAATACTACACCTATATGACTCATATCTAATACCTCAAGGGTAGCAACAAGGTTTGGCTCCCGTACATCCTCCCATTTAAGGTATTGATGGGGTGCGACCTTGTGCTACAATTAAGGTGAGTCGATTTTGCTTATGACGGGTATTCCAAAGGATATACCATATGGTTTGATGAAATATGTATTTTTTTTCACTTTAATAAACAATGTTCTTTTTTTAGAATTTGAAGTTAGTCTAAAGAACTAAATTTAAAAACTAAACATTAGAAAAATATCTTATGTACCAATCTTGATACATTTTTCATTACCATATGGTAATGACGTAAGTGAAATGTATTGAATCTTTGAGTAAAGGAGTGAAACGGGTATTACCCCGAATCTTGTTCCTCCCAAATACTAGGTTTTTCTTCATATTTAGGTTGTAATGCCTTTAATTTAGCATTATTCCATTTTTTCAGTCTTTCTTTATTTCTATTCACTCTGTATTTATCTTTCATTTATTCATCACACTCACATGCATCATAACCTAATTCTTCTAATTCTGTTATACAGTGCCAGCCACCATCTTGATAACTGCAACTATTACATAATATTCTTGCTTTCAATATTTTATCTCTTATATTCATTATTCCACCTCTCATTGAAAGTTATTTCATTCTCCCAAACTATACCAACACATGTTTCTCCATCCATGACATACCAACCTTTTTCACTTGTCTGCCATTGCTGAAGTGTAAGTGTTTTTGTTACTTTTATCATTTAAACCCCTTTCCATCTGTATTGAATCCATCTTATAGAACCATATTTGTTACAAGGTTGAACTCTCCATTCTTCATTGGGAAATTGTGTTCTTAGCCTTTTCATCAATTTTCTTATTGTTGGTTCAGGCGCATCCCAACTACTTAATCTAAAGTTCGTTACATCTTTTGTGTTTACCACATGAAAGTTATTCCATTGTTCATTCATACCCTATTTTCTATGATTTACTTTAGGGTGCGATGACAAAGCCTACCTTACCATATGGTTCTGCTTTGCTAGAACCCTATAAGGGGGTGGAGGCCAAGCCCTATTAGGCTTAACCTTCCACCTCTTCATTTGTTGGAACTACTATATTTGGTAGTTCGTTTTTATCTAATTTACCATTCCATTGCTTATGTGAAGCATCTTTCTTAACATATGCCTTGTACATTGATACTAAATTATCGTAAGCAATGCCCGCTTCATATGTTGCTTGAGTTTCTGCATCTCCAAACATAGGGGAGTATTGTCCTCTACGGCTGTAAATTCTACCACAAAGCGGCTCTGAAGTTGCCATAGTCATGTACGCATCGTACACTCTTTGTTGTAATGTTTTTACTACAGTCAACACATCTGCTGGTAGTGTTGACCTGATGCCCCCTAAAGGGTTGTTAGGTAACAATTTACAAGTACTGTAGATTGTTTGCCATAGTGTAGGTCTGATAGTTTTATCTGCCTTACCTGCATCCATAGCCCATTGTAGACCTGCACTTGCTCCGCCTACATCATTGTTGTTCAAATATTCTGTAATTAAATTACATCTTGTTGTCCATGTTTCGTCTGTTATTTCTTTTGCCATTTTATTCACCTATTAATCAAGTTAATTTAATAAAACTTGGCCTCCAAACAAGGCTTTTCAAAATTACTTTTATAGGGTATCGTACAAAGTCGAACCATATGGTTTTGCTTTGTGAAAACCTTACAAGTGTAAAATTGAAAAGGGACCACTAGCGCATCGCTAAATGTTGAATCTTATAGGTCGCTAAACCGTATTCGTGCTAGTGGCCCCATGGGGTCAATAGTAGTCAAGGGACTTCACCCTAGTTCATCCTTAAAAGATTAAAATCTTGAAGGGCTGATTGTAAGTCCTCAATGCAGTTTTGTAAATCATCACCACTAACTCTAAGTTTTTTGATAATCAATTCATTGTTTCTGTTGTGTCCAACTTCTATAACAAATCGTTGTTCTACATTTTCTATTCTTTCCTCAATCGTATTTTTCCTGTTAAACCATTTCATTTTTCTCTTCCTCCTTTTTCTTTTTTTCTTCTTCTTTTTCTCTCATTTCTTTGTAAAGTCTAGCCCTTTTTTTAAAGCCCATATTATCACCTTGAATCTAAGTGGTTGCTCCTTTGATGGAAAAGGTCTGAAAAAATTAAGAGAAGTAGGCGAGCAACCATTTTCCCACTTGTGAGTGTAAAAGCCGAACAGTTTAGGTTTATGCGCATCTATCCTTAGTAACTTACTTTTAATCGCAATCGGAGGGACGGCTCATCATTCTATTGTCGTATTGAAAGTGCATCTATAACTTCCTAGGAAAATTATAGCAATCTTACGGCTCACATGTGCTACAACGTGTCGCATTGGTTAATTTCATTTACCCTGCTCTAATCGCCCACAAGTCAAAGGTCGAAACCTAATCATTGTGTTTGACTAACCAAAGTTTTGAGATTTACTTATGTAGGGTATCTCACAAAGCAGAACCATATGGTTTTGTGAAATATCTATGTATTTGTAACATGTGACAATTTTAATGAAATAGAGAATTTGAAGTTAGTTTTTAGATGCATATGGTTGGTACGCAGTTAAACATAACTTCATCGAATTAAGTGTTTCTTTTAAAT